ATAAGATTCGATTAAGGGATCGACTACTTTAGTCGTATTGTCTTCATCGATTTCAATCATGTCGTTTAAAGAATCTGTAGATGCTGTTCTGATTTCTGTTGGGAAATAGCTTTCCTTGATAGAAACCAATTTTTCTGAAAAATCTTCTTCAGAAACGAACTCAACATTCTTAGCTAGTGCTCTAACTTTCTCAGCTTGAGATAGTGTTAGACCTTCACATGCTAGATGAACTACTTCTTCTTTTCTGTGTTCGGATAGAGATTTCTTTAGATCAATATTCTTTAGATGTTGTTCATTGATTTGATCTTCTAGCTCTTCAACGCGATCAGCTAGTTGTTCAACGATATCAACTTTATCTTCTGGAATATCAATATAATGTTCTACGAACACATTCTTTAATGCTCCGATGAAATCTTCTACGATCTCAGAACGAAGTCCTTTTTCGATAGCTAATTCATTTTCAGCCATCCAATTTTCAACAACGTAGTCTAGGTAAGAATCTAGCTTAGATGCAAAATCTTCCTTAACTACTTCTAGAGTTTCTTCAAACTCAGCAATATACTTTTCTTCTAGTTCAGAAGCGATTTCTTCAACACGAGCTTCAACAGCCGCTTCGAAGATCATAGAAGCCTTTTCTTTGAATTCTTCAGAAAGGTTTTCGCCAGAAAGCATGGCATCAACGTCTTCTTTAACCTTCATTTTCATTTCGTCTTTCTTTGCTTTTTTTGCTTTCTTATTTTCTTCTTCGTCTTCGTCTTCATCGTCATAGGAATCGCAACTGTCGCCTTCCATGATTCTTACTGCTTCGTCTTTATCGCAACCATATTTTTCCATGAAAGATTCATCTTCCATATTTTCTAAGTCTTCCATAACTTCTTCAATGGTAGCTTCTTCCAATTCTTCCTCTTCTTCGTACTCTTCTTCTTCTTCTCCTTCGCAAGCTGCAACAGCTTTAGGATTGCCTTGCTTCTTGACGGAAGCTAGAGTGGCCTTAGTACGTTCGCCCTTTTCGGCGGATTTAGAAGTTTCTGGTTCGATTTCTGGGGACTTAGCTAGATCAGAACGACCAGCCTTTTCGCCTGGTTGAGTTGATAACTTCTTCATTGGTTCGGAACCAACTGGTGGGGTTTTACCCGGAGCAGTTGCTGTAGGAACTCCATTAGTAGGATCTAGAGCACTGTCATCAGTTGAATAACCATTTCTACCAATATCTTTTGTAGACTGCTGTGGAGCAGTTACGCTTGGCTTATATCCATCTCCGAAAGATGCAGATGGAGCAGCCTTTTTGCTGGCAGCAAGATTAGCAGAAGCATCACCTTCTAGAATCTTTGCAGCAGCTTCAGATAAATTTAATTTAGACATTTATAATCTCCTTAAATATGCTTAAATATATTATATAAGTTATTTATAAGAATGGATTTTTTTACAATCTATTCATATAGTTTTCAAAAATCTTTAAAGCTACTGCTTCAATATCTTTTGATTTTACTTTCTTCAATGTTTGCTTCGCTTCTTCTCTGTACTGTTGTACCCAACCTTTGCCATCGACAAACATCCACTCGGCATCTTCCATAATGCCATCAACCCAACAGGACAATCCTGATGGTTGTAGAACTGCATCTACACAAGAAATTGTAAAGTCTCCTTGTACAACTTTAATACCATTCTCTCCTTCTTTAATAGAACCTAATGCTCTAGAAGAACAACCAAAAGAAACTCCTCCCTCGATTAGAGCTTGTAGTTCTTTTCCTGCGGCGGTTTCTAAAATTTTCGCTTTACCATAAACATCTCCTTTATCGGAACCTTTTCTTTCCAATCTAAGTTCTGTGATGATGTGAGAAATCTTGCCTTCGGAAATTCTTGGACTATCTTCGTGGCCCAATGTACCAACCGCTCTATTACGATCTACATAATCTTCAATATATTTCTCTACCGCTGGAAACATTACGTTTTCTTGATAGATTCTATTGTTTCTGTTAGCAACTCCCCATTCCATAAATGGACCTTGGATATAATAATTCTTTTTTCCAGAAGCAGTAGATTCTGTCAAAACTTCAAAATCTTCTATATCTTCTCTTAGTAATTTCATTTATATTCCTCTTTAATTTGAAATTGTTTTATATTGAATCAGAATCCAATTTTTTTAATTGTTTTTTATATAAATTTGGTTCGTGTTCCTTAACTTTTTCTTTTCTAATGTGAGATAAAGTAGATCTAACAAGCAATGATGGTTTGTATGGCTCGTTTTGTTCTTTGATAGAAGCATGTTTTCTCCATGCAGAATATACATCTCTTGTAGAAAATGGAGAAACATCTTTTCCATGTGGAGAAAGAACTATATCTTCATGTCCTGGTTTTTTATATACTTTATGACTTGTCTTATTTTGTCTAGCAAATCTATAACCAATACCAGTCAATATATTATGAGCTTGTGAAAATTTCATAATTGTTGGTCTATTACTCGTCAACATAGAAGAAGATATATCAATTCTTTTTTCTTGTAATTTTAAACATATTTTTTCTTTAATAATATCTTCTAATATGATATTAGCCCGATCTATATCATTTTCTACCAAACAATTTATTAAATTTTTTATTTTTTCGGACATTTTTAAATTACCTTAAATCGTTGCTAATTGAAAATGCATACCATCTGGTTTTTTCCAATAACCACCCCATGCAAATCCCGCATCTGTAAAACATTTTACTAATTCCGGAGACATGGTTGGGGGTTTTCCAAATCTATTCCATGCAGCATTGATATCAATAGCAATTCCCCAAGAATGGAGAGACATTGATTTCGCCCCACGTTTTGATCTAATATTAAAACAACCATCCCATGTTTTGAGTTGGTCTGTTAGTCCTCTATGTAATATATTTTCAAATGCATTTGTTAAAGGAATTATCATATCTTTATTACAATAAATCTTTTTTGGGATAACTCCTACGTGTAAATAATTTGGAACGACCCAAAGAGTCATATTAGACTCTTTAAATGGGTTTCCATATTTTTTCCAACATTGTTCAGAAGTCACCAAAGACATATTATTCTCCGGTCATTATTACCAAGTTGGTATTTGCACCAATAGCAGTAACATTAGCTCTCATATAAGCCCAGCCTGGTTTTAGTGTGATATATGTAGTATTGCCAGAATCTGATCCATGAGTTACAGTATTCGAAGCAATCCAATGATTTCCATCCAAGGAAACATCAACTTTATATGAAGCACCGCCAGTACCATTTACATAAGATTGTACAATAGTATCGGTTCCGGTTGCTCTTGGTAAAGTATGTTCTGGCTTTGTTCCAGTTTGTCCGGATAAAAATCCATTAATACAATAATTATCAATTCCTTGCATATGTTTATTGCATTGAACTGTAAATGTATTTGAGGATGTTACTGTTGCAGTTGCTGTATACGCATCATAACTTGCACCAGATGTTAATGTGACTTCTGCTCCTGTAAATAATCCGTGATTATTGGCTGTTATAGTGATGACATTATTAGTATAAGTAAATGAATTTACTGGAAAAAATTGTTTAATGTATCTTACTCGTGAAACGCTCATTTATGTTTCCTTATTAAATTTATCTACAGAATATTTTAACATCTGTAAAAAGTTAGTTTCTGATTCAAGTATATATTCTTCAAATTCTACCTTACCATCGGAAATGGATTCATATAATTCTAGAATAGACTTTGAACATTCTTCGTTAATATTCAATGTAGAACCATCATGAAAATATAATGGTTCTACTTCTTCTATGGATTTTAACTGTTCTATGATAGAAAAATCGCATTCCATTAGTTCTAGGCCATTCTTCTCGTAATTTAAAGAAAAATACTTTTTTAACTGTTCGCAAAAATACAAAGCAACTTTTTGACCTCCCGGAAAGGTCTGAATAGCAGTTCTTCTCAGAACTAGATTTACAGGAGGTTCTCTAAAAGTTTTCTTTTTCATTTATTATTCTTCTACTTCTTCATTAGTAGCTTTCTTCTTTGCGGCATAATATGCACCAAGAGCCATTTGTCTTCTTTCTTCTTTAGATTTTCCTTCAAATCTGGAATCGTCAGAATGGACAAAATCTTTAATCCAAGCAGAAACGCCATCAGAAACTGATAATTTTTCTTCCAATTCTTCAGATTCTTTTCTAATCATTTTAAAATCTTGAGAATCTAATCTTCCGTTTTTATTTTTATCCAGTTTACGCTGTTTTCCTATAAGTTTTTCTTCTAAAGATTCATTAGCAGATTTTTCGGATGCAATTTTTACACCATGATATGTGTGGTCTGGAAATTTTGTATGCATTATTTTAATAGCTTTATCATTGGCATGTTTTGTAGTTTTTGCTTTAACTTCAAAATCGTGTCTATTACTTCGGTCATCATGCGGACTATTAGAAGCATATCCTGTAAATTTGAAAGTGGCTTCTTCCAAAGATTCATTAGCAGATTTTTTTAAATATCTTTGCATATACCAATCAGGAGTACCATTGTTTTTTCTCCAATATAAAACACCAGAAGCATCATTTACTTGATCTAAATATTTTGCTTCTGCTTTGTCTCCAGAAATTGTACCATGTGTTCTCATGGCTTTTGCAGCTTCGCCAGCATCTTTCATGATAAATCTTAGTTGATCATCAGATTTACTGTGATATTCGTGGCCTTCTAATGGATGTTGTTTAGATTTTCTGGCTTCTTCCAAAGATTCATTAGTATTCATGAATGATTGAGCAACTTCAATTCTTTTTGATTCTAGAGCATCAACAATTTTAGATTGAATGGCCGCTGTAATTGATGCTTGCATATCAGCAATATTATCGGACGAAGCATATTCAATAGCGTTTTTAATGTTTTCTTCCATTTAAGATTCCTCTTAATATTAGTTATTAATTATTAGTTATTTATTACTGTTGTATATTATACGGATTATTATTTCTTGATGTCGATTGTTGTGGTTGTTGCGATTGTTCTTGCTCTGCTCCAGCATCTATTTGTTGATCTGGTTGTGGCATTAACTTATTAGTAAGTTCCGCAGCTTGCGCCTGAAGAGTAATTTGCTTTTCTTGATCTTCGGATTGCTGTGTAAAGTCGGTGATTCTTTCTTCTGCAATTTCCTCGTCCATCAACTTCATTTCTTCTTCGTTCAAACGAAGAATATTTTCTCTAATCCATTTCTTAGAATAATATTTACCAACAAAAGGATCTACTGTAGCTAGAATATTTAACCTTTCGGTCATTAATTCGGATTCTTTCAATTCTACGAAATTATTATCAACCGTAAAATCGAAATAAATGTCTTGTTTAAATTGTTCCCATTCTTCTTCTGTGCAAATTCCTTTTAGAACTAACTGCACTCTCATAGCTTGATAGAAAATATCAGAGAATTTCTTCCTTAGTTTATCAACAAATTTAGAGAATTTTAATTCATCTCTAGTAATTTCCATTGAACGTCCAATGGATACTGCTTGACCCGGATCTAGTCTTGTAACAGGAACATTCAATGATTTATATAGTTTTTGCTGGAAATATTCCACCATTGCCATATCATTGAAATTGTCTGTCGATTGAAGGGTGGTAATTTCCGTGCCTTTTCCCCCATCAGAACGACGAGGTAGCCAAAAATCTTCCAACATGGAAAGATGTCTTCTATCATCTCTAACTTCGCCGGTGTTCGCATCATATACCAATTTATTTTTATATTTGGTCATGATATCACGAACATATTGTTCGGCTTTTTGTTTAGGTAAATTACCAACATCAATATAGAACACTCTTCTTTGTGGTGCTCTAGAAATTTTGTAAATGACTGAAGCATCTTCAATCATTCGTAATTGGTTTAATGGTTTAATTGCTTTATGTAAATAACTCAATACCATCGATCTTCTAGGGTCCATTAATCCCGAAGTGACGTAAATTATTGAATCTGTTGCTATTTTTACTCCAAGAGTAGTTAGACTTTGTGTTACCTTGTCATTATAGACGTAGTATTCTTCCACTTTATCAATTAGATCGACACCAGTTTGCGGGTCTTTTACTTTTTTGATTTGCCTAACTTTTTTAATTCTTCTTGGGTCGATATATCGTAATTCGAGAATTCCCTTTTGGGGATTATTAACATCAATAATAATTTGATAAAATAAACGTCCATCGACATAATATCTTCTGAATATATCAGAAGACATATTACTATAGTTTAGTAGTCTCTGGACGTTATCGAATTCGTCATAAATGGCTTTTTTGATTTTGTCTGATTGCTTTAAATCGTCTGTTACTAATTTAATGCTTTTACCATCGTCATCATTAACGATAGCTTCGTTAACAACATCTTCGATGGCAGCTTCAATTTCGGGTTGCATACTCATCTCTCTATAACGAGTGATAAGTTCAATTTCGTTTTTAGCAACGCCTTCGACATCTATAGATGCAGAACCAAAGAATGCCGAAGAAGATATAGTAAGAGAACCATCATCGTCAGGTGGTTGGACAAAGGTTTTATTATCTACTTCCTCTTCGGATTTTCTTCGAATTTTAAATCCAAATAAAGAAAAACTATTTTTATCAGCCATGAATACCTCTAATTACATAACAAAAAAATACAAATATTAGATAAAATCAGTGGTTTCTATATGCTGCCACCAGTTCATCGCAAAAGTAACAGAAAATTCTGCAATTCTGTCATTATCGCCCCAATCTACTGGAATAGCACCGATATCAACCGGAAAACACTTAATCATTTGATATTGTGCTTTGATAGAACCGTCTTTTCCATATTGAATAACTTTTCCATCCATTTGATAAACGGCTGGAGAAACATATGTAACACTTCTTACGTTTTGTACGTGTCTATTCAATTGATCAGACCATCTTTCTAAAAAAGCTCTTGGACCATCAAAAGTTAGATCATCTTCGTCTAATAGAACACTAATAGTCCAATCTCCAAAAACTCTATTACCGGCGAATTTGGCTTGACGACCAAAATAAAATGCTGGAGCAACCCCGATGCTAGAAGCAGGAATTGCAGAAGCCTTTGCTCTAATAGGCATTTTTAGACCAGTTCCAACTTGGTCAAAGAATATTTCAAAAAGATTTGGTCTTAGACCATCTCTTTGCATTTCTGAAATGAAATTATTAATATTAAACGCCATTGTTCATCTCCTTTAAAGATAGGTATATTATTTATTTAGTATTTATAAAAAATGCAAATTCAAGTTTTTTATAGAAAAAAAGGGAGCCGAAGCTCCCTTTTATGATCATATAATTATATTAGAACTGTCCAATTACTGTGGAGAATTCTACGCCACTTCTTACGGCTACAAAATTTAGCTGAATAAAGTTAATTGATCTTGCTGGTTTGATGTAGATATCACCAACAAAAGCATTTCTGTCAATTACATCTGGGGTATTATTTGTTTCATCACAAATAACTTTGAAGTCAATAATACCACGACGACCTTTAACAGTTCTTAGATATGGTTCAATCATAGCAACGAACTGTGCTCTGGTAAACGCATCATTGAATTCGAATAGGCTATATCTTGCAGATCTGGAGATAGCTTTTTCTAGAGTAATGAATAGTCTACGAACATTGATTCTATCAAATGCTGAAGGCTTTGCTTGCATGGTCTTGTCACCTAGTAGAACAACACCTTCGCCCTTCATGAAGATAACAGGATTAACACCATTTTTGTATAGTGCATCTCTTTCTGTCAGATTTGGCGACCAAGCTAATTTAACAACATTTTTAATCTTGCCACGATTGAAACCGCCTGGAGAGAACCAAGGATCGGCAACAGAGTCAGTATAAGCACACAGACCAGCAATGTCAGCATTCAAAGGAACCCAACGATAAACGTTGTTGTAACGATCATATTGATATTTCCAACCGGAGTCAGAAACCATATATGAACTGGATCTTGATAGAGTGTTTAGGAAGCTGTCATTATCTGTTACGATTCTTTCGACTTCTTGATTCGGTTTATTCACAACATCCGAGAATCTTGGAGAAACGAATAACATCAAATCCTTTCTACCAACAGTTGGAGATTCGGATTCTGGTCCTAGAACAATTTCATCTAGAACATGTTGAGCAACTCCGACACTAGAAGAACCAACGAATGCAAGAGAAATTTCGTATCTATCCTTATCTTTGAATCTATCCCAGTTTAATTCTAATGCTCCGTCAGAAGGAGTAGAACCATTAGCACCACCAGTTAAAGTAACAGTATAGTTTGATGGAGAGTAGAATCCAGATCCCATAGTAAGATCCGAAGACAATTTGCCCCATGTTGTAGAAGTATTCGAAAAATCTACTGGGTCCATTGCATAGATATACTGAGAATTTTGTTTTAGATATTCTTTGTAATAAGAACTTCTACCATTAATATCAACAGCATCAAATGATTTTGATAGAAATGCAAACTTCTCAATAATTGTATTTGCTTTTCCGGTAAATCCACCAGCAGAGTCGATAACAACAATATGTAATTCGTCATTGGCAACGTAGTTACCAGTCTTTTCAATGATATATTGAGAAGTTCCTGGAGCATTGTCGAAATAACGGGAATAATTCCAATCTGTAAAATCGGAATTTTTTGCACAAATGGAAACTGTTAAAGAATTTCCTAGTGTTCCTGGATATCTAGCAGCAAATGGACCAAAAGAATTTGTATTATTAGCGTAGAAGTACGTAGATTCGAATGTATCTTGGTTTTTGCATAGCAAAGTTCTGCTAACATTTGCAGTAGCATTGTTTGCGGTATTTGCGTCAACAGTTCTTACTACATACAATGCGTTGGTATAAGATAAGAAGTTCGCGCAAGAAAAGAAAGAAACAGCAGAAAAAGAATTTTCTATTGTTGATACTGGTTTTCCAAAAACTTCTATTAATTGATTTTCGTCAGAAATCAATGAAGGATCGTCACATGGACCCCAGTTGAATTGTCCTACATAAGCTCCAACGGAGGTTGCTACACTAGGTACGATAGTGGTTAAGTCAATTTCGTTGACAGCAATTCCAGGGCTTAGTTGATTAATTATGCTCATATATAATCTCCTTTAATAAAAAATATGTTTTATTATAAATTATTTAGTAAATCACACTTTTTCACCAAAGATTAGTTGGAATTTTAAGACGTATAAATAAACACAGACAATTGCTATAGATAGCACATCATCAAGCAACATATAAAGTTGTTCTTGCGCTGATGGTCAACCCAATAGTTCAAAGCTCACGGCGGATAATGGCTCTATACGACGATAACCATTAAAGAATTGGATGTAGTTTCAAGTGCTACCAATTTCTTACAGCTAGTTAAGACGAAGGTAAAAGGAGACAGCTAACCCCCCTTGTATACCTGTAATAAGGTTCTTCTACTTGAAATGCAAACCGAAATGGCTCCATACGATGACGTTTCAAAATTGCAACTTGCCCGTGTAGGGTAAGTTGCACCCAAAATTCACCCTCGATGACTAAAGTTAGATTAAATTAACCTCTAAAGAAATTATCAAAAAGTTCTTTATAGATATCATCATTTTTAGTACCCAGATTAGCATTAACCCACAAAGTGCCATCTTCCTGATAGAAATCTAATTGCATTCCATTTGTTGGACCAATTACAGGTAACATTTCATCGTCATCAAATTCTTCAAAATGTTCTATTTGTAATTGTCTTTTAATATCATGTGATACAATTTCTTTAAATAATTTTTGTGAAGCTAACCAAGCAAATATTACTAAAGTCATTGCTATGTCATCATTACAACCTTCTTCTGCTCTGTATGTTGGACCATCTACTACAAATGTAGTTAGTTCAGAAATAGTTTCAAAATCATTAATGATTAGTTTATCATTTTCTATTAATGTTTTTAATGATGAACATCCTACTCTTTTAACCAAAGGACTCATCTTCAATCCAGAGAATGTTTTACCGGATCTTAATGAAATTGTTTGAGCTTTTTTATTCCCCGACGATACCCTAAAAACATTTTCATATCCCAAATCTTCTTGTAATATGTCTGCTACTTGTGGATTATTATTGATTTCCACCAAAACGTGTGCAGTGTTGTAATAATCCGCACATGCTTTGACAATAGCTGGTAATACCATAGGAGAAATATTATTGTTTCTATATACTGCTACTTGTTTATATGGAATTGCTGAAATATCAAACACAGAAAATGCAGAATAGTCTAAATTCTTTCCTTCCGAGACATCTACAGTAATTGCATATAAATGATCTCCAGATATGGGTTTTCCTGTATAATCATCAATTGTTTCTTTTACAGGTTGCTCGTATATTGTCATATTGGAATATTCGCCAATAGGTTCTTTGTACGGAAGACAAGCTAATTTTTCTCCAGAGATTAATGTATTGGTTGAACCGAGGAACGAACATTCAATTTCTTGTGCGAATTGTCTTTCTGAAGTATTTCTTATAAATTCTTCTTTCCACTTCTCATCTCTTCCCGGAACTTGAGTCCAGTGAACGTCGATACATGAATAATCATTTTTTCCAGATTTTGCATCGGTAAAGATTTTATAGAATAGATTCATACCATTAGGAGTACTAATGATAGTGATCTTTGTTTTTTCGCCGGAAGAAATAACTGGATATACCGATGTAAAGAATTCTTCGGCTAGATTATTATGAACGTGGGCGAATTCGTCAAGTATGACATGGGTATAACTTCCGCCTCGCACTGCTGATGAAGATGTTGCGGCGGCGGTTACTTTCGATCCGTTTTCTAATTCAATATTACCTTTATTCCACACTACTACCCCTTGTTGCAAGAACATGGGCAGATTTTCGTATGATCTTTGATACCTATCAAGAAGATCCCTAGCCAATGACCCTTTATTAGCAAGGATAACAATATTTTGTGTATCTTTAAATAGAGATGACCATAAAACATAACCTATAGTAGTTTGACTTTTACCAGATTGGCGACCAATTCTGCCTACAACGCGACGATTATCGTAAATAGTCTTGATCATCTCTCTTTGGAAATCATATAACTTGAAAGGGATCACACCCCTATCAACGTGAATGATTTTCATGTAATTTTCTATAAAATATATCGGATCTTGGGAACATTTTAAATATTCCTCTAGTTGCTCCTGAGTATATTCTAATTGAACATTACATCTTTTTAAGAGTGGATTCGCTCGGTAGCTATCACTCAAATCCGTCATATTAATTTATCTCTTTAATATTATCTTCGTTCATTTGTTTTACTAGTTTCGATAGCTCCGAAGTAGAACCGACAAATAGTGCATTCTTGATTGTTGTTTGACCATCAGAAGAACCTTTTTGTTTGTAGTTTGATATTTCTCTCACTTTTTTGTGGAGATCAATCATTCTTTCGTTTGCTTCGATGGTATTTTTTAATAGCCCAGCAGCAACTTCAAAATCTCGTCCTTTTTCCGATTCTCTTGCTATAGCTAGAATATCATCAATTGCATCTTTACTTTTTTCTATCAATTCATGCATATTTTCTCTAGCAATTTCATAATCTTTTTTCAGATCTAATTCTAGAGTTTCGTGCGGAATTGAATCGTATGTTTTTTTGGGAAGATTAGACGGTTCTACAGGAGTTACATCGAAGAACTCTTCCATATTTTTTTCAAATTTACTTGTCATAGTATTATGTATTTGGGTATTCTGTTACTATCGTATTTGCTGTCCAATAAGAATTTGCGTTGGCGTTTGTGGGATCTGCGGTTGTTGTTATTCTCATTGCTATTACAGTATTTACCGATGGAGCAATTGGGATATGTATAGATAGTGTTTCGGAACCGATTATAGGTTGATTTAATTTAAAATCACCACAAACATCCGATATAATTATAGTATTTGCGTTTGCATCCCACAATTGAACTTTACCTGTCGCGTAGGCATAATCCAAAGATTGTCCTTGATATACTAATTCTTTATTACCATAATCTCCATATCCATTAGGAAGTACAGTATATGATTTCGAGATTTCTCCTGTACAACAAACTCCTTCTCCATCGAAATTTGAAGAAACTCCTGTAGAGGTTGAAATATTTAAAGTTGTATTTGCGATTAGTTTAGTATCTTTTATTGCACCGAATATAAATGCTTTTACTGTAAATTTTAATGACCAAATTACTGTTCTTACTTCTGAATTGAAGTCTCCATCAGATTCTATTATTTGTTGAACATCGTTAAGAACAATCGGAACTGATTTGGATATTCCCATTTCCGGAACAAGATTTAATTTCATTGAGTAATCCGGAGTAAAATAAGGAATTATTTGTTCGATTATTTGATTTCCGTCTTCGACATTTCTAGTATAAATTGTCAATGAAAATCCAAAATCATACGGTACTGGATTATACATTGAAAGAGCATTTGCTCCACCAGACGGACTAGAAGCAAAATTTTTGTTATTAGTATTTAATTTTCTAGAAGCATCATAATTAAATCCTACCATTTCATACGACATTCTAGGAAGTGCTATCTGAATTTTTTTCTGTAATTCCGGATCTCCTCTTAAACGTTTTACATATTTTTCGCCATCACCATATTCTATGGGAACAATAAATCTTTGATTTTCTGTATTATTAGGATTTTGTCTTATTAAAACGATATTATTAAATAATGAAGCAAATGCAATATTAATTTTTCTAATAGTTTTATAATAATTACTTAATGTTGTCAAAATAATCCTCCAAATGGATTAGATTCAGAGGTATCAATAAAATTATCTACCTGAGTTTCTATTACTTTATTATCCCAAGAATTTTCTTTTTGCGAATAATTCAAAGGATCGTATGTTTGTAATATGTATCTAGCATTACTAGAGTTTCCTATAATAGTTTCTGTATTAGAAAATACTCCAGAAATATTTGTAAGCGTTAAAGTATTTGCTGGATAATTCCAACCGTGTACTGTTCCTTTTGCCGTGGATGATAAAACATTAGCTCCTTGAAAAGCAATCTCATTGATTGTATAATTACCAGTTCCGGAGGAAACTATATATTCTATAGAATATGCATCCATTTCATTTATGATATCAATATCTTCGATACCAGTATTGATTTCATCGTTTGAATATTTGAATAGTTCTAATTCAAGTTCCCAATAATATGGAGAAGATCTACCCAGAGTAAAGAAATCCGTAGCATCGTTTACAAATTTAATTTCATAAAGTTCTCCGGTTCCCGATAAAAATGGAATATAAACTAAATCTCCTTCTCTTGGTCTTTGAAATTTATCTTGAGGAACTCTTTTAGCAAATGCTCTTCTTGGCATTTGAATTCTTATAGAGTTTTTAATTTCTAAGCCAAATTTGGAAAAAAATTCTCCGGACATTCCAGGATCTACAGAATTTGAAAGATAGACTTCTAGAGGATATGCTGCCTCAAATTTTTTAAGAGGATCATCTGAGAATACTAAATCCCTTGCTTGGTCATTTGAATTTGGTAAATAATAACAATCAAATCCCATGATTTTGACTGCTTCGTGAATTAAATCCTCAACAAGATTTTGTTCTGGCTTGGATTTGTAATTATTAAAAAATGCTGAAGTAGCCATTATTTTATATGTCCGATATTAATTTATATCCTTCCGGCTCTGTTCCCGGAAAACAATATTTAAATTTGTTTAATTCAATATTTATGTATTTTTTTCTTCCTATTTTGGATTCGGAAACTTTTTTTCGATTTTCTGGATCGGCCATAGAATTTCTTTCTCCCATTCCTTTCCCTGTTCTGGATTGTTTTTGTTTTTCCACAGTTTCTTTTGAAGGTTTTTTCCCTAATCTACTTTTTGAGATTTTTTCTTTTGCTTCTTCTGTGTGCGAATAAGTCATTCCTAAAGCATATTGGTTTCCTATTAATGATTCGGAAATTTTTTTGGAAGTTTCTTCTTTCTGTTCTTCGGTTAGGTTTTCGTACCATTGTTTCATTATTTCGGAATGTTTGGATTTAAATTTTTCATCTTTAAATCTTTCGAGAGCTTTTTTTCTTATTTTATTTTTGGTCGAGCGCCCACATTTTCTTCCATGTGATCCTTCACCGCCCAGAGTTAAATTGTAACCCTTGCAATCTATAAACCCACAATATGATTTATATTCGAGGATGAAATAATTTTCCATTACATTTTTTGTATGTTCTCTATATTTAGATTGATATAGAACTTCCCACGAAAAATTATTAATTCCATATTTTCTAATTGCTTCATAAAATGCAGAAAAATGTTTATTATTTAGTTTTTCTGTGACATTTTTTATATGGTCTTTTTTCCTTTTATCAAAGTTTTGGGTAAAACCAATGTAGACTTTTCCGTTAATTACATTTTTTGCTTTATATATGGTATAAATATTCATAGCTGAATCTCCTATATTAAAGTTTTGGATTTAGAGTAGGTGGGAATGCTGGTTCCGCGACCTACATTTTTTTAAAAATTAATTTACCCCATCATTAGCTCGCACGGGAGTTCGTACTTATCTTGCATTTCCGCTTCGAGTTGTTTTATTTGTTGAAGAGCATCTTGATAGATATTATCACCATTTAAATTGATACCACCCGGAAGAGTTATCCCTTGGAATTTACGAAGATTCTCTCCCCATTGACGTTTAATTAATGCAGTAGCATATTCTTTTATCCAACGATCATTATAAACATCATTAAAAATTTCTGGATCGATTAATTTATAACATTCAAATACTAATTCTGTTCCTTCTGGACATTGGGAAGTTCCCCAACCCATATCAGCATATACTCTATTCTGATGTCTTTGAAATCTAATAGGAATTTCTCCGACAAATAATAATTCCAAAGATCTTATATGTTGCATAGCTATTGTGTATGACAACATTGAAGTGGAAGAAAGATCCCAAAGATTATTAAGAATCAATTGATATCTAATATCCCACATATAAGATTTAGAAAGAAGATTATTGAGAGGAAGAATTCTTGTCACGCCAGTAATAGAATCGTCTACTGAAATATATCTATTTTCAATATCCGTTGATGTTACAGTATGTTTTAAGTATGTTTTAATTACAGCATCGTAATGATAATCGGAATAAAATTGAAATGCGTCAGATATACGATCTTCAATCTGTTCATCGGAAATATTAATTTCTATGACAGGAAAACCGAGTCTTCTTAGACAATAATCTTTTAATTCTTCTCTTGATGATACTGTTGACATTTGAGTTTAAATTCCTTAGTTAATTTTAAATTTTAATTTTCATTAATAAGAATCTATTCTATTAATGGTAGAGTTTTGTTTTCTAACAAATTCTTAATTTCTTCGGATTCGATTAATTGTCTGATTTGAGTTACGTTTTCTGGAAATAACCTATCTTGTACTCTACCATCTTCTATGCATTGTTTTATATTTGTTATTTCTGGTAGAATACTTGATTTGAAATCTGGATGCATTCTCATAGTATTGAATTCGTCTATGGGAATAGTTCCGGATGTTATAAGACAATTTTCCGCCCTATTAATTAACTCCAATCTCCATTCTTCACGTTGAGAAATTTCGCTGGCTTCTGAGTCGGGTACGTGAGAATATTTTCTATGAGGTTCTATTCTACGTATACATTCTTCTATAAATTCCAGTTCTTCTGATGCAGCTTTCACGGTGTTGTTAAATGTGTCCTCCACAGCTTCTAATTCCGCCAAATCTGCTTCTGCTAATAAAATTTCTACCTCATCGGGGCTATTTAATGCTCTTGAGGCAGATAGTTTTTTCGCTTTATTTTTTAATAATGTGGTTTTCGTCATTTTTAGTGCATTCGACCTGTCTTCTCTTAGATCTTTTAGAATAAAGTATGCTCCATCTGTCGTGTGACACGACCCCACTAAAAAGTATAAAATTTGAAAATTTGTGTTTAATCTGTTATTACTAGAATGCATAATATTGTCCTAAAAAATTAAAAACTTCCGGGAGGATTTGATGCTGCTCCGGTCCCATCGGCATTATATGGAAAAACATTACTAACCGTTATCGAAGTATCGGAAGAATAAGTATATTGTAAAATATTCGTACTAGAAGCATAACATCCTATAGTACCGTTACCGGCTCCAGAATGTCCCTGTGGAGAATTAGGAAGAGCATTTCTATTGACAAAGGCATTATTGCTATATGTGTACCTACCATGACTATTATAGTGTGATATATACGCATCAGTCGTTGTAGAGGTTGAAGCCGCAAAATATGCACTAAAATAAAGATATCCGACAGTTTTTGTGTTGTTTGTTAGATTCCATCTATCTAGTTTGTTAGTTCCTGTATATGAGGAAAAGAAATATCCATAAGTGCTATTATTTGTTCCGGTACAAAAATAATCTGTATCTGTTAGATTAGTACCAGAAACACATGAATTTGTGGAGTAAGTATAAATGGAGGTTGTATTAGTATACAAATTTATGGAACTTAATTGTGAATGACTAAATACAGCTTGTGTTGCATTTCCTATAGCAGATCCTGCCGAATGTACTCTATTTAAGTTAGTAGAGTTTGTATACGAGTTATTTGAGAATGTGAATCTTGTTGTGGTAGCTATATAGTAACCCTCGACACCACCTCCCATAAATGCAAATGTGGATGTACTAGTAACGGCTCTGGCCGAAGATGTTCTAGCGGTAGGTACTGAAGTAGTTTCGACGGATAAACCAGTAGAATACCCATACTTACGACTATTAAAAGTTATAAGACCTACCCCCCAACCAGACCCTAGATATAGGCCATATTGACTTGTAATATCATTAGCTTTTCCATAGAAATTACTAATAGATATCTGTCCAGAAGCCACTCCAGCCAAAGTTCTTAGTGGTGTTTCGTTTAGATTGGAAGATTGCGTTGCAGTCCTGCCCAATTCCAAATTTATAGACTGACCAACAGTCGTGCCACCAATTGATAATGTTCCTGTAGTATTTAAAGGCATTATTTTATCCGCTTATTGGATATGGTGGTTTGGATATATTCTGAATTTCCCATGTTTGCAAAGATTCGTCCCAATAATAGTCTTGTCCATCTTCTGGTTTTGGAATTGGTGACATCCAAGAATTTGTTTCTTCGCTCCATGACCAACTTGGATATGGTTGTGGTCCTTTATCGCGTTCTTTTGCCAAATGAAAATATAAAGAATATAAAGAATCGTATAATTCTTTATAAGTCATCGACTTTCCAGAATTTTGCTTGGTTTCGGAATCTACAATATCAAAAACGGTATTTGAATTTTCTTGTGTAAGAGATTTGTATACAGGACACAATGGATTGTATTGTTTTTTTAGCAAAGTACCATCGGTAAAATTAAATAATTCTTCTTCTATATATGTGATGGAAGGAGATTCCCCATAGTCGTTTAAAAGAACAATTTTATTTGCTCTTATCCAAGTTTCTCCATTTACATTAGTTTTATCGTAATTTGGCATTAATTCACCTTCTATTGATCTTTTTGTTATCTATAAAAATAAATATTTATTCGGATTGGGAATAGTTGAATTTGTAATATTCTTCCATATTATGCGCTACTAAGTCCCATCCACCTTCTTTATAATATTTATCCCACATATTTTTGTATATTTCTTCAAACTCTTCTTCTTTTACGTTAAGCCAAGAATGTTTTAGTATTAAGTACCAAATATATTCGGCTCTATCTTTAAATTCGTAGATTTTTTTGTGATATATATCATATTCTTTTTCGTTCAAAAAATCTATATGAGCGTTTGGGCAAGGTGTATCTTTTAATATTGATAGATCTTTTGTTAAGATTTCTTCGCTTCTATCGTAATAATTTATAGTAATTTTGTATTCCGGTATGACTTCTTCTATTGGCGGATTGTTTTCTAATACAAATTTATAGATATCTTCAATTTTTATCATAATTCTACTATATTCCAAGAGAGAGTTTCTTCGTTCCAGTCATATATATTTCCGTCTTGGGGATATTGAACTGGGGCTTCCCAATCACATTCTTCATTTAAAATCCAACTAGGATAAAGTTGTGGTTCTATAAAGCAATCTTTTTCCGAATCGTATTTGAACCCTATCCCAGCGCCACGTTTTCTGAATGCCCCATTGTAACTGGTTTGCTTCCATGTGGTGTTATTACCGTATAAAAATTTACAAAATTCTATTCCTATTGGTTCAGACTCCGGAAAGGGTAGATCTCTTATAACATTATTATTAACAACTATCACAGTTTCAACAATATTATTCTCGTCTAATTTTGCAAAATGTGCCATACTTACTCACCAAGTAATAGTTCCAGATCCAGTAAAAGTATATATTTTATATCCCCCAGAATTTAAATATGTAGGAGATCCTGTTGTAGATACAGCATCTTTAAGTGTATTAGAGTATCTTATGCCAACTATTCCAGAACCACCCGTTCCACTATTAAGAGATGATCCTGCTGCAGTAGCACCGCCGCCTCCTCCAGTATTTACTGTCCCTGCTGTTGCTGATTGTGGAGAAGTTCCGTTTGTCCCCACTCCCCCGGCACCGCCGCCGCCAGATCCACCGGCTCCTATGTCAATAGTTGAACAACCGCCGCCGCCGCCACCAAAGGTTCCACCAAAAGTAGATTTTCCGGCACCCCCATTTCCAACTGGATTTCTGGTAGTAGAATTTCCTCCGGCAGCACCTGCTCCTCCTCCTCCTCCTCCGGCTCCTACCAACGCACCCCCAAGTAAACCATTCCCACCAGCGAATCCTTGTCCAGAAGTTCCTGCTGCACCAGCGGTATAACTGGTTGTTGATCCACCAGCACCTCCGGAACCTCCTGTTGAAGCGGTAGCGGAATTTCTCGCGCCTTTTCCTCCTCCAGTAGCAGTTATCGAAGAAAAAACAGAACTAGATCCAGCGGCATCCACGCTTGCTCCACCAGCGCCTACTGTTACTGTATACGCTACTCCAGTAGAAACTGCTACAGAACCTGTCAAAACACCTCCCCCACCACCAGCGCCAGGATGTCCTTGGGAAGTTGTTCCCCCAGAAGAACCACCACCAGCAACAACGTAATACTCTACGGAAGAAGGGGGGAGGATATACGATTTTCCATAAAAATTACTTAGAGAAATTGCTCCAGACGCAACACCAGCAAGAGTTCTAACGACAGTTTCATTTAAATTCGTCGTTGCTCCTGCTGCTCTTGTTATTTCTAAATTGATGGATCTATTAGCCGTAGATCCGCCAATTGACATTTCTCCAGATGCCGCTAGTGTCATATATTATGGTGTTGGGTCTGTAAATTTATCTGCCAAATCTCTCTTTTCAGCTAAATGAAAATACAAAGAATGTATTAAAACGTACAAATCTTGATATGTTGCAGTATTTCCCGTTGGTAATTCTGTCTCTGGATTAATTAATTCAAAAGTTGTATTGGCATTATCGGAAATAAAAGTTTCCGTTACAGGATTAAATGTAGTGTATAATGACTTAACTATTTTCCCGTCGGAAAAATTAAATAATTCTTCTTCCTGATAATAGATTCTAGGAGGTTGTCCGTAGTCGTTTGTACAAATAATTTTATTGGATCTGATCCAACTTTCACCAGTAACAGACGTTTCGTTATATTTTGGCATAATTTTACTTTACAACTTTATCGGATAAAGGACCATCTGGTTTTTGTTCCATTTGATCGTTAACTTGTTTATGAATATTATTAAACATTTGTAAAGAAGATTCTAAAGGAAGTTTACCAAGTCCAGCAAGAACAAGGTTGATTTCATTAATGTTTAATTGTAAAGTTAATAATTTTTCTTCATTCATTTCGTTTTCTCCATGTTAAATATTTATTTATACCGAAACATTTTCCGTATTTGCCCAAGGTAAAGAAGGTTCTGTTACTGGGTTTATTTTCAAATCTATTTGCTCTTGGATTTTTTCGTTTACGTGTCTTTCGTAATCGCCAACAACAATAGATTTAATCCAATCAAGAACATTTTCTTCTGTAAGTTGGTCGAATGGAACAAACGGTCCAGAATTATCGGTTGGGTCTGGAGTAAACGGGGTTGCTCCAGAAAACTTTCCTTCGTTTCCGTTTTCGTCTGTGCCAATCTTTTCCCAGTATGTTTGTACTACTGCGTTTTCTTTATTTTCAGAAACATTTTGTACCTTTAATCCGGTAACTTTCCAAGTATATGTAATTGTCATTTTTACTCCAAATTTAATAATAATTTTAATTTATTTATTGTTTCTTGTTGTTTATCAATTTGATTTTGTTGTTCTTTTATTCCTTGTATTAATAAGGGAACGATTCGATCATATTGAACTGTTTTATAATCTTCACCAGATTTAGATTTTCCTAGTCTTGATAATTCTTCTTCTGAATATTCTTTTTCTGGTTCCGGCGTCCAACGATCAAATGGTGCTAAAGTAATTACTTGTGGTAAAACTTCTTCGATTTCTTGTGCAATTACGCCAATATCGTTATATTTGTTTTCTGGAGTAAATCCAACTTCCTCTGCTAAATCGTTCCAATCAAAGGTAACACCTCTTATTTTTTTAATCTTTTCTATAGCATTTGGAATTTCTTTGATGTTTTCTTTTAATCTTTTATCCGAAGCATATGCAGTAACGTTATATATTGCTGAAATATTTCCGCCCCATGTTACATCATTATTAGTTAAATTTAGAGTCATGGGCCATGAACCGCTACCTACCGTAGTCCAAGTTGTTGTATCATTTCCTCCTCTCAAAATATACAAAAGGTTGCTGTTATTATGAAGCATTGCACAATTGGCATCAGTATCTCTGAAATATATAGTAGGAGAAGCGCCTCTTATAAAAAGAGCATTGGGAGTAAAATAATTGTTTGTGTCGCCTCTTAAATAGAATACATTAGCTCTACAATCATTTAAATGTGATACAGAATTTGGATCTACAAAATATGCAGTATCATTAGTATCATAAAATCCGGTAAAATATGAAAAATTTCCGTTTCCATAAAACATATTGTCGCAATTTATACGACTACATTGAGAAGTTCCGTTTGGATCTACATAATATGCAGTATTATTATAATCATAGAATAACGGAGATCTCATATCGGTAACGCATCTAATACTCCCAGTAACAGACGCTCTAAAACCCCCATTAACCAAAACTAATAATCCGTGATCATTTAAGTTTCCTGCAACTCCTCCAGCGTTTGGGTGCGACCAAGCCAACCCGTATAGGTTGCCGGTATTTGTTCCGTCATCCGGCAAGTACCAACTTTCTCCCATAGACCAAACGCCTTGGTATCTTGTTGAATCGTATACACCAAAAACACTATGCCCATAATTTCTAGTTAATTTTATTCTGCTTGCTATTATATGATTTGTGCTTGATGTGCTTGCTGCATTTATATAATATCCGGTATCATTATAATCGTAGAATATTGGCGCTCTTACATCAACGCTGTTTGTTGCAGAAGACCCTGCTGGCATTGCATAAGAAGTGTAGTTACCATCATCAATTTGCGTTCGCCAAGGAGAGTAAGTAGGTATAGCCGTCTGGATACCTCTTGAGTACATCCGGCCAGTGGAGTACTCGATAACAAGCTGTGCTGCTGTATCCCCTCGTTCGTACATCTGGATGAAGTTACTATACGCACTGACAGGGGGACCGTTAGTAGGTGCATCATTTACACTGTAAATGCCAGAGGCAAGCGTTCGCTGGGCGTTAAAATCTATATTGCCAATAGCCCCACCACGGACTAAGGCGTTTGTAATACCATACCCGGATACTGTGGTTGGTTTACTGGTAATGCCAGACCACGCGACAGAACCCGCACTTCCCGTAGTATTCTGATTCAGAGTTGGTACATCTGCTGCTTGAATTGCAGAAGAAACGAAATTAGTACCATTACCTCGGAGATATTGACCAGACGTTGCTGCATTGTTGATACGAAATCCTGTTACAACACTAAGTATACCAGTTGCAAGGAGACTCATGGTGTTAGTTGTGCCGTGATACCACTTGAATCCACCATTTGTATTATCTACGGTACTAAACCACAAATTATTATTTTCGATACCTAATGCAAAATCTACTGATGATGCTCCTACGTTGGGATATAAAACGATTTTCGTACCTGCACTTCTAGTAGTAAATGCTGGAGCACCAACTCCGTTGGTATTAAAATCAATTCTATTGCCCGTTGCACCATTTATATAAATTTGACCACTGCCCGTAGCAGCATTCCATGCAAGGGTAGATGTTAGTTGTCCAGTTAATGTCCCACCCGCTAATGCAAGTGCTCCTATGCTATTATGCGAAATAGTCACGGCAGTAGAACCGTTAAAGGTTGTTCCAGAAGCTGCACCAGATCCGCCGTTGTTAAACGTTACTGCATTTCCAACCGATCCAGAGCTTCCTCCGATAGACAAACTTGATGCTGTTCCGGTTAATCCGGTTCCTGCTCCAAAAAATGTTGTGGCATAAACATTGCCAGAAACTCCAGCGCCACCAGTTACAATTAATGTTCCTGTTGTAGTATTAGTAGAAGCGGTATTTGCAGTTAGTGCTAATGTATTTGCTTTGGCGGTTCCGTTAACGTCTAGTTTGTAAGATGGGGAGCTAACTCCAATCCCCAAATTCCCAGCCAATGTCAGCGTCATTGCTAGTGTAGGAGAAATCACCGCACCAGCAGTACCAGATACTACGGTAAAAAATTGGTGACTCCCAAAGTTTTGTGTATATGCAGACGCCGTTCCTGTCGTTCTATAGATAAATTGACCACTATCGTTTAAATACGCATTAGAGGCTACTCGAACAAGAGAACCGGAAATACTTGCGTCTATAGAACCATTTCCGATTTCGACCGCTTTATATGATGAATTCCAAGCACTCGGAGTGGTCCCAATTCCCACATTACCCGATGAGTTGATCCGAAGACGTTCTACAGAATCTGTTGCGAAAATCAAATCGCCTATCGAAGCAACTCCCATTTCTCCAATACTATTAACGTCTGGTCCGATGTATCCGTAAATATTGCTGCCTGAACTAAAAGTTAGATACCCTAACCCGGCAGTTTCGCAATCAAAAGTGCCATAATTTTTAGTCGAAGATGCATAAACCTGTAATGCCCCTCCAGAAAGAGGACCGCTGAGTGGGACCATTCCAATCCCAAGACTCCCAGTTCCAGCGTCAAAAGCAAGTGCGTTGTTAGCAAATCCAGCAAGATTTCCATTAGTATCAGAAATCAACTGTGGATAGTATATTCCAGAAGTAGTATTGTTTATTACTTCGTATGTTGCAACATTGGCAGTTAAATTTGACGCAGTTCCAGTTAATCCGGTTCCTGCTCCAAAGAATGTCGTGGCATATAAATTACCATCGTAATTTAATCTATTAGTATTTGTTGGTGCAGTCGAACCACCATCAAACTGACCAGCAGTTTTCGTAGTTCCATTATATTCAATAAACGATGGAGTTGTGGAACCAGCGGTAACACCTCTATCGCCCGGAATTGTACCAGAAGATAAATTTGTGGCATTTCCTCTGTAGGTATTTGCTGTGTTTGCAGCAGCCCATGCATTATTTGCTGTTATATAAGCATTATTAGCAGTACTTGATGCAAATGTATATGAAGCATTAGCTCCAGCCCAAGCAGAGTTCGCAGTACTATATGCCGCATTAGCTTTTTGATGAGACGCATTAGCACCTGCCCAAGCATTATTAGCTGTTATATAAGCATTATTAGCAGTACTTGATGCAAATGTATATGAAGCATTAGCTCCAGCCCATGCAGAGTTTGCAGTATTGTATGCATTATTAGCAGTACTTGATGCAAATGTATATGAAGCATTAGCTCCAGCCCAAGCAGAGTTCGCAGTACTATATGCCGCATTAGCTTTTTGATGAGACGCATTAG